ACTGTAGCTAACGTAAGTGGTGGTTCAGTTTCACAAAATACTGTATTATCATCAGTTGTTGTTACTTTTACAGGTACAACAGGGGGCACATCAACAATATCATTTGGTTCTTTTGGTTCAACAATATTTAATAGTGATTTGAATACACAATTCACATTATCGGATGGAACAACATCAACAATTCAAGATAAATTAAAATCATTTGTAAGTGGTGTAATATCAACCAATTCTACAAGTGCAACAACATCATACGTTTTTGGTACAATACCTGACGCACATTATAATTTATTAACTGGTGGTGGATACACAGTATTAACAAATGTATATGGTGTACCAAGTTTAAAGAGTACTTTAACAACTTACTCAAGTAGAGATAACGACGCTTGGTATTACTCACAATTTGACTCAACATTGGGTAATGCATATTCAGGATATTCATTTGAATCAAGAATTAATACTATGTCAACAGGTTCAACTGTTGGTTCGTTCTCGGGTTCTGTTCAGTTATCAGCATTTACACAAATAGGTTCAGCATTTACAAATTATAATGATGTTGTAATTGCAACTCTTCGTTCAAGAGGGGTTTCAAATTATTCAACAACAACTAACCCACAATATCAAGTTACAGGAACAACAAATGTTGTTTTAGATTTTAATGGCGTATATAGTGGTGCATCAATGAGTCCTTATTCACCATTTGGGGTTTCAGGTATAACATACGAAGGTAACCCATTCTCATTTAAAGTTTCATTAGATTCTTCGGACACTAATTACATATCAAAAGTATTTGGCCAATCTAATTTTGGAAAACCAAGTAATGAAGTACCATTGTTTGTTGAAGAACAATTTAGTAACTTATTAAATTACTCATATAAAAAAGGATACATTAGAGGTATTAGTTCAACAATTACATCATTACCATCAGCACAAAATGACAATAGTTTAAATCGTTCAATTGGTTGGTATTTAGAACAATACCAAACACCTGAAACACCATATGTTGTTTCTGAATTAAGAGGTAATAAAGTTTATAAATTATTTAAATTTATTTTAATTTCTGACGGTAATGACGCAAACCAAGAAGTTAAAATTTCAATCTTAAACGTTTCGTTTAATAACGGAACATTTGATGTTGGAATTAGAGCTTATAACGATACTGACGCAAATCCTGTTTATTTGGAAAAATTCACAAATTGTTCAATGAATCCAAATTCAAATAGTTATGTTGGGGTTAAGATTGGAACAAGTGACGGAGAATATGCTGTTAGGTCAAAATATATAATGTTAGAAATGAGCAATGAGGCACCTGAAACAGCATTACCATGTGGATTTGAGGGTTACTTAATGAGAAATTATTACGGTTCTGTAACACCTTTCCCAATTTATAAAACTAAATATGACGTTGCTGGTGAAGTAATTTTCCAACCACCATTGTCTTCAGTTCAAAGAAGTGCAGGTGATAAAGTTAATAGAACATTCTTAGGTCTTTCGGACACAGTTGGATATGACCCTGAATATTACAATTATAAAGGAAAACAAAATCCATCTAACTTGTCAACAGCTACTTCGTCATCTGATTGGGATTTCTTGTCTAAAGGTTATCATATGGATTCAGGGGCTACTGTAGTTACAATATCAAACTTATATAGTACATCAGGTACTTCAGCTTTTGAGGTTGGTAACGCATCATTCACTACGGACCCAACTGACCCAACAAATCCATACTACAGAATCCAATCTAGAAAATTCACATTGTTTGCACGTGGTGGATTTGACGGATGGGACATTTATAGAAAATATAGAACAAACGGTGACAACTATGTATTGGGTGGTTCAGGTTATATGAAAGGGGCGGCACCGTCAACTCAGTTCCCAAGCGCTACCGGATGGGGAGCTTTTAAACAAATTACTGTTGAGGGTAACACAACTCAGTGGGCAAATACTGACTACTACGCATACTTGTTAGGACAACAAACATTTTCAAATCCTGAAGCAACAAACATTAACGTGTTTGTAACACCTGGTATTGACTTTGTTACTAACTCAAACTTAGTTGAAGACGCAATTGACATGATTGAAACACAAAGAGCTGATTCATTGTATGTTATGACTTGTCCCGATTACAACATGTTTGTTGATACAACGACATCACCAGCAACAGACTTAATATACCCAACTGAAGCAGTTGACAATTTGGATACAACAGGAATTGATTCAAACTACACGGCAACTTATTACCCTTGGGTATTAACAAGAGATACTGTCAACAATACACAAATTTATCTTCCAGCAACAGCAGAAGTTTGTAGAAATTTAGCGTTGACAGATAACATTTCATTCCCTTGGTTCGCATCTGCGGGTTACACAAGAGGTATTGTAAATTCAGTTAAAGCACGTAAGAAACTTACACAAGATGACAGAGATACATTGTATCAGGGTAGAATTAATCCAATCGCAACTTTCTCAGATGTAGGAACATTGATTTGGGGTAACAAAACTACTCAAGTTGCAGAATCCGCACTTGATAGAATTAACGTAAGAAGATTGTTATTACAAGCTCGTAAGTTAATTTCAGCGGTTGCTGTTAGGTTGTTATTTGAACAAAACGATGATAAAGTTAGACAAGATTTCTTAGACTCTGTTAATCCAATCTTGGATTCAATCAGAAGAGATAGAGGTTTAATTGACTTTAGAGTTGTTGTAACAAACACACCTGAAGACTTAGACAGAAATACAATGACAGGTAAAATTTACCTTAAACCAACAAAAGCTCTTGAATTCATTGACATTGAGTTCTTAATTACACCAACAGGAGCTTCGTTTGAAAATATCTAAAAATAAACACGGGAGAAGAAATAAAACTCTTCTCCCTATTATTTATATATAAAACTATGGAATTCACAAAAAAAATATTAATGGAAAGTTTAGAAGTACCAACTAACGGTAAAAAAACTTATTCTAAAAAACCACAAAACATTGTTTTAACTGAATCACAGTTAGAAAGTATCATTTCAAAATTAGCAAAAGACAAAAAGTAATGAATTTAAAAAAATCAATTAGAAGACACTTGTTAGAAATGGTAACTGAGGGTATGGACCCATCAGGATTACCTGACCACAAATATTATGCTTTTGATTGGGATGACAATGTAATGAACATGCCAACAAAGATTATGATTTTGGATGACAAAGATAATGAAATTGGTATGTCAACAGATGATTTTGCTGAGCACAGAAACGAATTGGGAAAAAAACCATTTGTATATAATGGAAAAACAATTGTTGGTTTTGCGTCAAATCCTTTTAGAAATTTTAGAGGTGAGGGTGAAAAACAATTTTTGGTTGATGTAATGTCAGCAAGTTTGGGACCATCGTGGGATGATTTTGTTGAGTGTATTAATGGTGGGTCAGTTTTTGCCATCATCACAGCTCGTGGACACAACCCAATGATTTTAAAACAAGCGGTTTACAAACTCATCAAAAATAATGTGAGTGGTTTGGACCAAGAAAAATTGGTGGAATCATTAAAGAAATATCGTGATTTTACAGGCGAGGATATTAAAGATGACAATACAATGATTAAAGAATATTTGGACATGTGTCGTTTTCACCCTGTATCATTTGGAACTGGTTCTGAAGCCAATCCTGAAGAGGGAAAAATAAATGCGTTAAGAGAATTTATCACTTATTGTAAGGAACTTGCAAACATAGTGGGTGGTAAAGTATTGTTCAAAAATGATGTGTCCAATAATTTCGTGGTACCTTCAATAGGTTTCTCAGATGACGATGAAAGAAATGTGGAAAAAGTTAAAGAATTCTTAAACAAAGAATTTGGACTAGAGCATCCAGTTACTACTTATTTAACTAAATCACAAACTAAAACAAAATATTAATATTTAATATAATTAATAAACTAGAACGCCTAGAAAATATAAGACAAAAATTTTGAACAATCAAGTATTTATAGGTAAATAAACTAAAATAATTAAAACAAAAAATATAATAACATGGCTGACTTATTAATGAAAATGCCCGACCCGTATGAACCAAAACGTAAAAACCGATTTATCTTGACGTTTCCCACTTCATTGGGTATTAATTCTTGGTATGTAGAATCTGCTGCCAGACCGAAAATAACTATTACATCAAAAGATATTCCTTTCTTAAATACTAAAACTTATGTTGCAGGTATGTTTGAATGGGGAACTATTGGTGTCACTTTTCGTGACCCTATTGGACCATCAGCAGCTCAAGCTCTTATGGAGTGGGTTCGTTTACACGCTGAATCAGTAACAGGTCGTATGGGATATGCCGCTGGTTACAAAAAGGATATTACTTTGGAAATGTTAGACCCGACAGGTGTTGCGGTTGAAAAATGGATTTTACAAGGTTGTTTCCTAACAGACGTGGATTTTCAGGGTGTGTCTTATACTGATGACGGTTTACAAACCATCTCAGCAACACTTCGTCCTGATAGATGTATCTTAGTTTATTAATATTTCATTTACAAAAAACAAAGTCAGTTTATATTTAAAGCCAGGGTAATCCCTGGCTTTTTTTATGGAAAACGAAACACAATACGGACAAATGAATTTTAACTTACCACACGATGTGGTACCACTACCTTCACAAGGTTTATTTTATGCTAATAAAAAGAAATCAGTTAAGGTCGGATATTTGACGGCTCAAGATGAAAATCTCCTAATGAGTACCAATAATGAAAACGTAATTAATCAATTATTAAAATCAAAAATATACGAACCTGATTTAAAAATTGATGAAATGTTAGGTGGTGATATTGAAGCCATTTTACTTTTTTTAAGAAACACTGCTTTTGGGACTAAATACGTAATATCTGCCTATGATTCAAAAACAAATCAAAGATTTGATGCTGAAGTTAATTTAAGTGAGATGAACATTAAAAAAGTTAACACACAACCAGGTGCTGACGGATTTTTTGAAACCACATTACCAATTTCAAATGACATTGTTAAATTAAAACTTTTAACATATGGTGAAGAAAATATGATTGATAAAGAAATGGAAATATACCCAAAAAGTATGATAGCACCAATTATTACAAGAAAATTGGAAGCTCAAATTATATCAATTAACGGTAACTCAGAAAAAGAAAATAGTGTAAAATATATTCAACAGATGCCGATTGCCGATTCTAAATTTATTAGAAAATTTTTAAAAGAGGTTGAACCAAGATTGGATTTAACCAAACAAGTTAGAACCCCGTCAGGAGAAATGATTGACATTACTGTCAATTTTGGGGTAGACTTTTTTCGCCCTTTCTTCGGAGTATAAAAAAATATTATTAGACGAAACATTTTTCTTGGTTAAAAACGCAAATTTTTCATATCAAGACATATTGAAAATGCCGACTTATGAAAGAAAATATTTTATAGGTAAAGTAATTCAAGAACACGATATAATTATGGAGGCTCGTGAAAAATCTAATAGATAATATTTATTTATATGCAGAACGATTCAATTAAAAGTACTACTGAGGCAACAACAGGTCTTGCAACAGAACTTAGTAAAGTTAAAAATTCCATAACAGGAATACAAGATACTTTTAGTAAAACACTCAATACCGTTTCAGCGTTTGATACTAAATTAATTTCTTCTGCCCGAAATTTAGGACAAAGTGCTGGTTATGCGAAAAGTGTTGAAAATGAATTAGGAAAGGCTGCGGTAAATGTTATTAAAATGGGTGGGTCTCTTGATGACGTACTTACCACATTTAAGGAAATTAATTCTTCAATAGGTAGAACAACATATCTATCTCAACAGTTTTATGAAAATGTTGAAGCAATTGAAAAATACGGTGTAAAAGGTGAAACAATTAATTCTTTTGCCAAATTTTTTGATAAAGTAGGTGGTGGTATGGACGCCGCAACTGAAAAACAAATTGAATTAGTTAACACCGCCAAAGCATATGGATTAAATGTAGGGACATTTCTTGGTTCAGTTGCTGGTAAATTAGATATTGTTAACAAATATGGGTTTCCAAAAGGAGTATCCGATTTAGCGTCAATGGTTGCAAAATCACAACTTTTAGGTGATAGTTTAAGTGTTGCTCAGAATTTCGCCGACCAAATAATGGATAGTCCTGAAAAAGCATATGAATATGCCGCTCAATTACAAACACTCGGTGGTTCATTTTCACAACTAGGTGATGGTGCTCAGTTATTATATATGGCCCAAAATGACTTAAAAGGTTTAAATGACCAATTAATAAATGCCACAAGAGGTATTGCAACATTTAATAAAGAAACAGGTCAATTTGAAATAAGTGCTAACGAGAGATTAAGATTAAAAGGACTTAAAAATTTAGGTATTGAGTCGGATAAAGTTGAGGAAACAGCATTAAAATTAGCTAAACAAGAAAAAATTATTAGCGAATTTAAATTTAAACCACAATTTGAAGGACTAAGTGAAGAACAACAACAAACATTGGCTAGTTATGCTCAGATACAAAAAGGTGGTGTTGTCACGATTGAAGGTAAAGACATTAGTGGATTAAGTAGTGATAAAGTTAAAGAAGTTTTATCTAATTTACAAGGTTCAGGTAGTGAATTAAAAAACAATACCGACGCAAATATTGATAGTATACAAAAAAATTTATCATCAACTGAAGCCGTAACATTAGCAAATAATCAATTAAGTAATGCGTTTGCAATGGCAACTCTTAAGGCTGGTGACTTTTCAAAAGGACTTGAAAGTTATACGGGTATTGTTGTTAAAGCTCAAGAAGAAGCTAACAAAGTACTAACTAAAGTTTATAATGGGGGTTCTGAAGTGTTATCCGACGTAAAATCAAAATTTTCAACAGACTCACTAATTGTTGCATTAGAAAACTATACCAACGCTGTTTCACAACAAAAATTTATTGAAGTTAAGGGTAATCCAACAATTGATGTTAAAGTTACGGGTATTGACGTTGGGTTATCGGATGTGATTAAAACACACATTGCGAGCGAGATTGCCAAATCAATTAAAACAACCGCTTCAGATAGTAGTGGATATAGTGAATAATAATATTTAAAAAATTCTGTTTTATCTATTTATTAGAAACAGTATAAGATGGCAGACAGCTTATTATCATTTTCAGCATCAGAACAATTTAGAAAAAAAATAATTATTTCAAATT